TTAACTCTCCTATGGTTAGAGATGATATAGGAGAAAAATTAGAAGAAATGCTTCCACTACTTCAAAAGAATGGCTATTGTAAAGACATTAAATATAAGTAATTACTATGGCTACTAATCCTAATTCAAACATTCCGATTCCACAGAATCCTATAGGGGAGAATTACCCCTGGAGAGATTGGTTTCAAAAGCTTAGTAATAAAGTATATGGTTCTTTAGCTAGTCAAAATTCTAATGGAGTTACTATAACAGGTGGTACTATAGACAATACGGCTATAGGTTCTACTACTCCATCAACAGGTAACTTTACAAGTTTAAAGTTAAGTTCTCCTTTAAAAATAGCGTATGGTGGAACTAATGGTTTTGCTGTACCTTCTGCTGGTGCCGTAGCTTATGGCAATGGTGGTGCTTACGCTTTTACTGCTGTAGGTACTACAGGTCAAGTGCTTACTTCTAATTCAGGAAGTACACCCACTTGGACTACTGTTGTCAATAAAATTGTTGCTGGTACCAATATAACTATATCTCCAACTGGAGGCACTGGTACTGTAACAATTAACGCTTCTACTGGTACTACTGGAACAGTTACAAGTGTTGGACTTGCATTACCCTCTTCAGTTTTTAATGTAACTAATTCACCAGTTACTACTACAGGAACACTAACTGGAACACTAACAACTCAAGCTGTTAATTCAATATTTGCTGGTCCATCTAGCGGTGTTGGTTCTTTTCCTACATTTAGGGCATTGGTTACTGCTGACATACCTGCTTTACCTTACGGAACTGGTACGGTTACGAGCGTAGGAATGACAGTCCCATCTATTTTATCTGTAAGCCCATCTACAATTACAACAACTGGTTCATTTTCAATTAGTTTAACAACTGAATCTCCTAACACATTGTTTGCAGGTCCTGCTAGTGGATCAGCAACTACACCTACATTTAGAGCTTTAGTTAGCACTGATATACCAACTCTTAGTCAATATCAAGCAACTCTTGTTAGTGGAACTAACATTAAAACTGTTACTGGTAACACGTTGTTAGGTTCAGGAGACGTAGGAACTATTGGAATAGCTTATGGTGGTACTGGATCTACAACAGCTTCTGGAGCATTAACTTCTCTTGGTGCCCAAGCTATAGCTGCTCCTACAACTGTGACTACAAGCACCTATAGTCTTAGTACAACTGATTTGTGGGTGATTAACAACTATGCTGGTACTTGTACACTTACGCTACCAACTGCTTCTAGTTATTCGGGTAGAGTATTAAACATACAAAACTACCAAGCTTTTACTGTTGTATCTGCTTCTTCAAATGTAATTCCTATTGCAGGTGGATCAGCATCAACTGCTATTCTTAATGCAATTGCAGGAGATAGGTGTACTTTAGTTTCTAATGGTACAAATTGGGTAATGACCCAATACACACCTAATAATATCCTACTACAGGGATAAAAATGGAACCATTTACTCTTGCTTTAGCTGCTCTTTCTGCTGTTAAACAAGGCATAGCCTTATACAAAGATGCTAAAAGCACAGGTTCTGAAGTTATTGAAATAACACGTGAACTTAGTACTTCGCTCGGATCATTTTTTGACCATCAAGAACAAGCTATTAAACAAGATGAAAAAACAAAGAAAAATCCACCAAAAGGTAAATCTTTACAAGCAATAGCTCTTGAGAATGTTCTTAGACGAAAACAATTAGAACAAGCAGAAGCAGAACTTAGGGAGTTACTTGTATATCAATCTCCTCCAGAATTAGGTGCTGTATGGACTGAGTTTGAAAAAGAACGTGAGAAACTAAAAAAAGAACAAAAGATACAAGATGAACTATTAAAAAAAAAGAAGTTGCTGACAAAAGAAAAAATCACGAACGGATGGAGAGGTGGAATATTAGAATTGCAATCTGTATTGCAGTTTTGGTGGTCACCTTTGTTATTGTTGGGTTAATGTTTCAAATAGATCGTATGTATAAAGCAGACAAATACGAACATGAGATAGAGTTTGAGTTTAGAAAACGCTTTTATAGCGACACAAAAACGTTAGAATGTTTTCAAATATTTAAAGAAACTGGTTTTGTTCCTAAATACTGTAAGGATATATTATGAATTGGTTATCACAAATTGCTCCTACTATTGCCACTGCTATTGCAGGACCCTTTGGTGGTCTAGCATACGAAGCAATTTCTAAAGTAATAGGTGTATCTCAAGATGATGCTAAGAAGATGCTTGATGATGGTAAACTTACTGCCGATCAAATAGCATCCGTACAACAAGCTGAGATAGCTCTAAAAGCTAAAGCACAAGAACTTAACCTAGACTTTGAACAACTAGCTGTACAAGATAGAAGCTCTGCAAGAACAATGCAAATAGCAACTCAGTCTTGGATACCACCTATCTTAGCCATAGGAATTACAGGAGGTTTCTTTGGTATACTTTTTGGATTAATGTATGGTCAGGTACAACATACGCCTCAAATTGATATTATGCTAGGTTCACTTGGTACTGCTTGGACAGGCGTAGTTGCTTTTTATTTTGGTTCTTCAGCAGGTAGTCAAAAGAAAGACGAACTTTTACATCAATCAACACCAGTGGTATTAAAATGATTAACTCAAGAGATTTAAATGAACTACTTCCAGAAGTTAAAACAAGAGTTGAAAAGTTTATTCAGTCTTGTAAAGATAAAGGCATTGATATACTTGTTACTAGTACGTATAGAGACATGGAAAGCCAAGCAGCTCTCTATGCTCAAGGAAGGACCACAGAAGGAAAAATTGTCACAAATGCTGGACCTGGTGATTCTTATCACAATTGGCGTTGTGCTGTGGATGTTGTTCCATTGGTAAACGGAAAACCTGATTGGGATGGGTCACACCCAGTTTGGGAACAAATAGGTTTAATTGGGTCTGAATGTGGGTTAGAGTGGGCAGGCAAATGGATTCACTTTAAAGAGTTAGCTCACTTTCAATATACCAACGGTTTAACCATAGCCCAATTAAAAAGTGGTGCTACCATAGTTTAAAATCTATTTATTAATTTTTTAGTGGGTACTTTATCAGGATCAGGGTAAATACCTAGTTGTATCTCCTCTGATCTAATTTGTCTGTCAAGGTAATTTCTTAACCAATCAATACCCCCTATGTCTTGAAACATTTCTCTTTGTTTTAGAGTAAGACGTATACCATAGGTTTTGCTACCTGTTAGATCACTTTTTGGTCTTGGCATTTTTAGCTTCCATCATTGCATCGGCTATTGTGTAACAGTCTTTAGCTACAAGGTTTTTCCAATTATCATCCCAACCGTGCATTTGAGCTTGTTCACAATACTTTGTGTACATAGAGTTTAAAGCAAGACCTGCAAACCAATCTCTCAGATCCATACCACCATTCTTTTGTCTACCTACTACTGCTCCTTTTTCAGGACTATATAAAGGCTGTGTGCTTGGGAATGCTTTCATTCTGATTTTCCTATGCTATAAATAATAAAACAAAATACCGCTGTAATCCATATAGCAGCTGTAAATAAAACTGCTACTAGTAACAATAAGTCTAGGATTTCATTCAATGTTTTTCTCCTTAAGTTTATCTTGTATAAATAACAAATGTCTTTCAAACTCTGGTTTATTTAGAGGTGAGTGCATATCTACCCATATCTGAACTGTTTCTCTATCTGTTAGATTACGATAGGGTTTCCACCTAGGAGATTGATCTAATGTCTTATCCTTTAAATAATCTATAGACTCTTGTATTTCTTTCCATTTATGGTAGCTGCTCTTATCTAAAAACGTTTGTATTGTTTCTAGTGCTTCATGTTTGTTCATGTGTTCTTATCCTTTAACTTATCTTCTATTGCTTTAGCAAATCCAATCATGTCTGGAATACTACAATCTTCACCAACCCAAGATTCACTTAACCCTAGAACACCTTTGATTTCATAATCAGTCAACTCTACCCATTCTTTAGTACCAAAAAACTTTTCATAGCAACCGACACAATACAACGCATAACCACCACCAACCCCACATTCATCGCACCCTTTGGGGTGAGTGTAGAGAGGCAATGGCTCAACATCAACTGTGATTGGTGCGGCAACTGTTGTTGGCTTTGCCCAATAAAAACCGCCTTTTTGCGGATTGAAATATGCCACAGGCTCTTCTTTAGTCATTCTCAATCC